TTGGGGGCATATTCTTTCGAAACTATCGCTCGTGAATGGCATGCTAGTAATAAGCGCTGGAGTGAAGATCACCGATCACGCGTTCTACGTTATCTTGAGCTTTATATCTTTCCTCATATTGGTTCATCTGACATCCGTCAGCTCAAAACTAGCCACCTATTAGCCCCGATTAAAAAAGTTGATGCCAGTGGTAAGCATGACGTTGCACAGCGCCTTCAGCAGCGTGTCACGGCTATTATGCGTTATGCAGTACAGAACGATTACATCGACTCAAATCCAGCCAGTGATATGGCCGGTGCGCTATCGACAACCAAAGCGCGACATTACCCCGCTTTGCCCTCCAGCCGGTTCCCTGAGTTTCTTGCTCGTCTTGCTGCATATCGTGGCCGTGTAATGACGCGGATCGCGGTTGAGCTTTCCTTACTAACTTTTGTGCGTTCCAGTGAGTTACGTTTCGCGCGTTGGGATGAGTTCGACTTCGATAAATCTCTCTGGCGAGTACCTGCAAAACGAGAAGAAATTAAAGGTGTGCGTTACTTGTACCGTGGCATGAAGATGAAAGAGGAACATATCGTTCCGCTTAGTCGGCAGGCGATGATTTTGCTAAACCAGTTAAAGCAGATTAGTGGTGATAAAGAGCTGCTTTTTCCGGGTGATCATGACGCAACTAAGGTTATGAGCGAAAACACGGTAAATAGCGCATTGCGTGCGATGGGCTATGACACGAAAACCGAAGTTTGCGGGCACGGGTTTAGAACGATGGCCCGTGGTGCGTTGGGCGAGTCCGGATTATGGAGTGAAGATGCTATAGAACGACAGTTGAGCCATTCAGAGCGTAATAATGTACGTGCTGCTTATATTCACACCTCTGAACATTTGGATGAACGTCGATTGATGGTTCAATGGTGGGCTGATTATCTCCAAGCAAATAAGGGCAAAACAATAACACCTTATGATTTTGCTAAAATAAACAAAAGTCGATAGTGAAAATAAACGCCTATAATATATAGGCGTTTATTTCTGTATTAAACACTTTGATCATAATCTTCCAGCAGCAACTTTTTTTCGTACTTCATCTTTCCAATTGCCACTATGGATTATTCTATCGAAATTACTTCCTGCTCTTCCTGATAATAAGTCAATTCGAGATAGCTTGCTGATATCATCCCAGTTATCATAGAGGATATATATAGCATTACCATATTCTATGTTTTCAAATACAACCAAATCGTCCTCCAGCATAGCTCCAATATAATTACTGAACGTGCTGTTTCCTGTGACGATTTTTTTAGGTTCAAGACTCATGAAGAAGTCATATCTATTTTCAGCGACATTTTTCTTGTCGGAAGTGATATTTTTACCTCTAAAAATTCTTGCTAAAGTTTCTTCTTTACTACCTGGTGGAAATATTTCCCATGAGACTATAAGTGTATCAGCATAAGTCGATATGGGTTTATCAGCATTCTCAATTCCACATTTACCAAGATTTTCTTGAAGAAGATTTAAATCAAATAATAATTCATCATCAAACTTATTTGATTGTTTATCTAAAATTCTAGTTACTCTGAAGTTAAATATGAAATGGCTGTCCGAGGGCTGTTTGTGATTAATTTCAATGGCTATGAGTGTTGGTGGTATAATGTCTCTGGGATATTTCTCGTAAGGTAATCTAACAGTATGTGTACCATTAGAGCTATCACCCCAGTTAGGTGACTCAATTTCAGTGTAATGAGTTTCTTTTGGGAGGTCTTTTCTGACAATTTCTTCACCAAAAACATTTTTAAGTGAATATTTACCCTGCAATGGATCTGGTATGACCGACGTCTCATAAGCATTAACACCATTATCAAAATATATTCCAAGGTGCTCTAATGCTCCACTTTTTAATTGGTTTTCCGTAAATGCAATAGAAGTGCCAGCAACAACTGTATTACCAAGCCTTCTTAACTTGCTATGAATATTTTTAGGTATAACACGTATATTCCTTTTCATTTTTCCCTCATACTTGATCATCAATGTCTCTTTGCTCTCGCTTGTTATGTAAATCATTGATAAACATAACATTTGCAAGTATTACGCTAATTACTGCCTCAATCTGCATGTACGAAATAGCAATAATTAATGCTAAAGATGTGTTTTTTATTACATCTTGGCTCTCTAAATAAAGATGACTTTTGAAAAACACTAGTTTAACTAAGTATACAACAAGTAAAGTAATCATAACGAAAGATGATTTTAGAACACTTCCAACTATTGCTTCTAATCTTCTTGTATCTTCCAGTTGTTCGGTGAAATCAACGGTTTCTATAGTTTTGGGGTTCACAATACGCTGCAAAGCATTTGGGTAAAGAAACGCTAACCAAATTCCCATAATAGTAAAAACCATTCCAGAAACTGATACGAGAAGAGTGCAATAGTTGGCAAAATCGTTATACACATAGTTAATATCGGATGACGAAATAATCATCAGCGATATAATGAATATCGCCATGTATATCCATGTGTATTTGGCTATGCCTGCTATAGCTTTCAATATTCAATCCTCTCCAGATGCTTTCTTTATTCTTGGTTGAGATTGTAATGCTTTTAATTCTTTTAATATAGGGGAAATAAATTCTTTTCTTTTGTGTGATATTTGTTCGTAAATATATGCGGCGGAATATGTTGAATAGTCGTCAGAAGGGACATTGAGAATATCACGCATTCTATATTTATCCACCCAAGTTATACCCTTGTCTGTAGCAAATCCAACATTGTCCCAAAGACGTTTTTCTCTATCCTCAGCCGAATACTTTTCAATGATTTCTTGAACTTCATTCAAGGATGGTTTTGCTTCTGCTTTTATTTCAATTTGTCTTGTTTTGGCATTTTTCTTTCCGGACACAAATGGAACGAGAGTGCTAAAGGTCTTTAACCAATCAGCTCGTGCATCATTTGGATTTATAATAATAGTTTCCCTGCGAACTATGTGTGTTATTTTTGGTATTAGTTTACCTAACTCAGTATGAGTAGTTTCTAAGCTTCTGAGCTTCATATCAAACCTGTACATATATTTATATAAGTCTTCGTCATCGGTATTAGATAGCCTTATATAACCTTTCTCGGTTTTATTTTTAACCCTTTTGCTATGTTTAACTCTATTAGTAATAGATGAGTGTACATAGTCTTGAAATAGTTCAGAGTCACAAACAGAATGGTCGAATTTAATGGATACTATAGTTTCAAGTTCAGGTATAACCCAATAAAAGCATGGCCGACCCCAGATAACTTTTTTCCCTCTGTAGCTATTAGTATATTTAACCACCGATGAGCTTCCGATTTCACCGTCTTCACTAGCTCCTAATAAAGAGCCCGTACTATCAGTATCAGATTTCCATAACATGACTAAGAAATCACCAGTATTTTCATCCTTATAAATATCCTTGCAATAACACTTTGATCTGTTTGGTTTTTCTTTTGGATCCCATGGTATCGTGAGTGCAAGAGATTAGTTCCCACCCAATCCTGTATGAGGTCAAATGTTTCGCTAAGTTCTAAACCATAGGTATTGTCATCATTTACCTTGTATAAACCGCACTTATTAACCTTGAAGAAATTGAGATGCCCTACATTCATGCTCTTTCCTTAGCTTCTTATCTTGGGATATGTATCATGATCAAAAATTAAGCATAACCCCATTGACTTCGTGCGGGCAATGTTTTCACCCTAGAATTTGATCGGTTTAACGTTAAATATTCATAAGTTACATGAGCATTTTTCACTTCTTCCCAATTACAGACGTCATGAGCTGAATATTAATTAAATAATTATCCTCACGGCATGGCGCGCAATGCTCTCCCCGCCACGCCCGCCCGCTTTGCGGGGCGGTTTTAATGCAGTTGCACTGACACGCTCAGACCGCGCCGGGAATGGCGCGGTCTGCAGAAAATGAGGCAGGGAAACGCATGCAAAGCCATGCACCTTATCGATGCATGGCTTTTTTCAGTAAAAACGGGCGGATTTTCGGGGAATTTTACACTGACTGACGTGATGCCAGTTGCGCACTTTTACGCGAAAAAATCATGTTCTGCGCAGGGGTGAATTTTTCACGGCTGTCATCCACCGAAGCCACGTCAGGCCTGAATCCGATGGTCGTTAAAATGTCGCTATCCTGTGCGGAATAATTAATTTTTTCACCCTTCGCAAGCCAGGACAGGAGGGCTTCACGCAGGGCATCTGTGGCACGCTGTATGGCACAGTTTCGGGCAATGGCCGTCAGCTCACTGTAGCCCATCAGCTCCGGTGCCAGTGCGGCCGCCAGTACTGTGCCGTGCTGCTGCATAAAATCATTCAGCCGGTCGCGGATGCTGATGTGCTGAACGGCTTCATGCGAACGAATATAACGACCGGCGGCCTGATTCACCTGCCATTTTCTGACTTCGATAATATTGCGTAATTCGTCCAGGCGGCTGACGTTTCTGCCTTCTCCTGACAGAAGCCGCAGATATTCCTGTTCGGCCGCTGCCAGCTCATTTTTGCGTTGCAGCCATGCTGCTTTGTTATTCTGACAGGTGTCAAAGGCCTGCTGTAAGGCTGTGCTTTCCATCGTTATCTCTTTCTCATCATGCTGAAGAATAAAAATACGGTGTGCGGCGACGGCCGGTGTTAACCGGCAGCCCTCATTCCAGACGCAGCGAATATGATTGTGTTTTTAACCGTACTGGCGGCAGTTCCTGTTTTTCATGCAGGCGTTCTGCCAGTTCGTCCGGTGTGACCGGGCGGACAATGAAGCGGTTGATGGTCTGAAGCGTTTTAAACACCAGACCACAGCCCGGATCCGTGCACACATAAAAACGTTCGGTGACTTCCTGAGACAGACGCCGCGATGTTCTTGACAGTGCAAGGCCTTTACATCTCCGACAACAATATCCGGTAACAAGCATTCTTTTCGGGCGTTTCATACTGCCGGAGGCAGAAGTCAGTGAATCGCGGTATCTCTGTTTGCCTGAAATGTATTCCATTCCTGAATCTTTACAGTCAGAGAAAAAGCTTTCACTCGCTTCAAATGTCGCAGAGCAATAAATATTCCGGCACTGTGCAATCATTATCTTGGTGCCATCGTCCATGAAATGTGCGCGGCGGGTGTGAGCAACATGTCCACACGACGGGCAGTAAATCATGACAGCAGTCCTCTGGCCTTAAGCTCTGCACCCTGCTGGTCTATTTTGTCCTGCCACACCTTGCGCTGTGCCGGTGTGCCTGCCACCTCATAATCCATGTGCGGGAGTGTTGCCGCTGACAGTCCGGTCAGCCGGAGAACCGGCTCGCCGGTGAGGCTGATTTGCATCTGTTTAATTTTCTGTTCCAGCGATGATTTCACCTGCTGCATGACAGCTTTATCGGGTGCGACGTAGCCCTGATGGCCGGTGGTGTTGGCGAGCGGATTTTCCTGTACCAGAATGCTCAGATGCATTGCCCGGACAAGCGCCTCACAGGTTTCATTCAGGGCGTGTTCCAGCTCATGCTCTGCATACAGACTCAGAAGGTGATGATGTGCCTTCCGGTAGGCGGTGGCCGTGCTGTCACACGCCCCTTTCAGGCGTTCGCGTTCAAAATTCAGCACCACGGCCAGATTGTCATATTCCTGTACCAGCTCCCGGCGTGCCACGCGCTCAATGTGGCGCTGTTTCAGCTCGTCGCTCAGGACACCACCGGCTGCACGAAAGGCCGTGCGCCAGTCGTCAGCGTCGTTTCCGTCGGCCTGCGCCAGCGCATTTTTTTCCTGCTCTGCCCGTTCAATGGCCGTGACGGTCTCATCCATCAGGCGGGCGTTCTCAAGATGAGCAGCTCTGGCCTTTTCCAGTTGTGCCAGCGCGGATTGCAGATATTCAGGGATGGTGTTGTCAGACATTTTCCGGCTCCTCGTCACTTCAGGTTGAGAAAATTGTGACGTACACCGGACAACAACACGACGCATTGCAGATGTGCCAGCCCTGACACAGGAGACTCATCCTCACACCGGCAAGCCAGGAAAAGGTCGCAGGAAAAACCGGCTTACTGTTTGTTTTTTTATATTTTACTGTTCACCTCTGTTCACCTTAATAAAAAAGATAAGTAATACAGTAAGTTAAAGGGTGAACAATTGCAGTAATGACTGTTCACCGTCTGTTCACCACTGTTCACCCGTTGATGGGCTTTTTGTGCTGTTTATTACTTTTTATTTTTATTAATTCACTAAAATAAATAAGAAAAAACAATTTGTATTTCACTATAAAAAATTCCAGGTCCTTCAGAACCCTTTGAGACCCTTCCAGTCCGGATGGATAAAAAACACACAGCCATTGTAAGGCTGCCTGAACAAATCCCCCCTGTTGCGTCTGCCAAAAATATTCACAAAATAAAGCGCTACCCGAAGCCGGACGGACTTATCCGGTGCTGTATGGACATTAACGAGGTAGCCCGATGCAAGCTGTTTTTTCTTCCCCGTCTCCCGCCCCTGTGACGCCACTGATTCCGCTGCCGGACATCACACAGGAGCGTTTTTTACGTCTGCCGGAAGTGATGCACCTGTGCGGCCTGTCACGCTCGACCATCTACGAACTCATCCGTAAGGGGGAATTTCCGCCGCAGGTGAGTCTTGGCGGTAAAAATGTGGCCTGGCTGCACTCTGAAATCACCGCATGGATGGCCGGGCGCATTGCCGGACGCAAACGGGGGTACGACGCATGATGATGCCCGCTCTGCAAAAACTCCCTTTTTCTGGCTTGCCTTTTTCCGGCATTTGCGGATATAGTTTTTCCGCTGCCGCAAAATCGGCAGCCGGGCGTGAGAACCCGAGTATGTTATCGGCGACATATGACGCGCCATGCGTCTTTTTTTGTGTCGCAATCAACGCCACAGAGCGCCAGATTATGGTGTGGCGTGTGGTTTGCCGTGCAGGTATGATCCTGTTCGCAATCGCATGTTATGCCACTGAGTCAATGGTAGCTCAGGCGGGGCAGCCTCCGGGCTGGCCGGTTTCCGATAACGCCGGTATTCTCACCCCCGTCTGGGCTATCGCCATCGAGCGTGAGAACTCCGGCGATAGCGTCATTTACGCTGTTATCGGAGGTTGCCTTATGGCTACGACCCTTACCCCCTCACACCCTGAATTTGTCTTTGTGTTTGCGGCTGTCCGTCGCGCAGACCGTCATCCCCGTATCTGTATGCTTCGCACCGTCGCCGGTGATGAACGCAGCGCCCGCCGTTCCCTTGTCCGTGACTATGTGCTCTCCCTTGCTGCCCGTCTGCCGGTGGTGGAGGTGTCCCGTGCGTAATAAAAAAGCCCCTCAGACCGTCTCAGCGCGTCATGACGCCCGTGAACACCTCAGCATTGAGGCTTACCATAAGCTCAACCGCGCCAGCGCCGTATCCCAGTTTGTTGGGGGTGATTTGATTCACCGTGAACTCTCCGGCCTGCATCAGCTCTACATTCCGCATATTTTCAGCTACCTGAATGAAGATATTGATTTTGTGCTGAATGAGCTGAAAGCCAAAGGCCTGTGCCGCGATTTTCTCGCCCAGCAGAAAGACCGGGGAGACAAGACGCATGTTTGATTTTCCCCAGCCCGGTGAGATTTACCGTTCTGCCGGTTTTCCCGATGTGGCCGTGGTCGGCATTCTGGAAGACGGTATTCCGTGGGAAATGCCGTACCGCTGCCCGGACATTGTCTGGAATCCGTACCGCCGTAAATTCAGTATCCTTGTGCGTATCCTCGCTGACGGGCGCACCACAGACATCCCGCTGGGGCGTTTTCTGCGGGAATTTACCTGTGACCGTCCTGACCTGTTCAAACGCAGCCCCGTAAACCGGCATGCGGTACTGAAAGAAATGGCCGGAGACCCGGAATTACAGAAATGGCGGGAGAAATATCTGGATATTTACCCGCAGGACCCTGTTCCGGTCAGCCGGGCGGCACCGGTGGCGCGGGAATGGCGGGAAATTCCCCGCACGGAGCCTGACCCGGAAATCACCCCGGATAACAGTTACCGCAATTATCTGTAATTAAAAAACGACACCCGAAAAATTAAATGTGCGTATTCGCGCAGGGATACGCACGTCTTCAGGAGACGCAGATATGCCTTATCAGTTAATGCAACCGGCACGGAATGCAGTCATCTGTCACAGGGAGGAAAGCAAATGAAAACACCCTTACCGCCCGTCTTACGCGCAGCCCTTTACCGTCGTGCTGTCGCCTGTGCCTGGCTGACCGTGTGCGAACGTCAGCACCGCTACCCGCATCTCACCCTTGAATCACTGGAGGCGGCCATCGCCGCTGAGCTGGAGGGCTTTTATCTGCGCCAGCACGGTGAGGAAAAAGGGCGTCAGATAGCCTGTGCCCTGCTGGAAGATTTAATGGAATCCGGCCCCCTGAAGGCCGCACCGTCGCTGTCCTTTCTCGGGCTGGTTGTGATGGATGAACTCTGTGCCCGTCACATAAAAGCACCGGTACTGCACTGAAGGAGAACAACACCATGAAAATGAACGTAACCGCCACCGTCAGCCATGCACTCGGCCACTGGCCGCGTATCCTCCCGGCGCTGGGGATTCAGGTGCTGAAAAAACGTCATCAGCCCTGTCCGGTCTGTGGCGGGAGTGACCGCTTCCGTTTTGATGACAGGGAGGGGCGCGGCACCTGGTACTGCAATCAGTGTGGTGCCGGTGACGGCCTGAAACTGGTTGAAAAGGTGTTTGGTGTTTCCCCGTCCGACGCGGCCGCAAAGGTGGCTGCCGTGACCGGCAGTCTGCCCCCGGCTGACCCGGCAGTGACGGCCGCCGCCGTTGCTGAAACAGACGCTGCCCGGAAGAACGCCGCCGCACTGGCACAAACCCTGATGGCAAAAACCCGTCCCGGAACCGGTAACGCCTACCTGACCCGCAAGGGCTTTCCCGGCCGGGAATGCCGGATGCTGACCGGCACACACAGAGCCGGTGGCGTGAGCTGGCGCGCCGGTGACCTTGTGGTGCCACTGTATGACGACAGCGGCGAACTGGTTAACCTTCAGTTAATCAGTGCTGACGGCCGTAAGCGCACCCTGAAAGGCGGACAGGTCAGGGGCACCTGTCACACCCTTGAAGGACAGAATCAGGCCGGAAAACGTCTGTGGATAGCGGAGGGATACGCGACCGCACTTACCGTACATCACCTGACCGGTGAAACGGTGATGGTGGCGCTTTCTTCCGTGAACCTCCTTTCTCTGGCCAGCCTTGCCCGGCAGAAGCATCCGGCCTGTCAGATTGTCCTTGCCGCAGACCGTGACCTCAGCGGTGACGGCCAGAAAAAAGCCGCCGCAGCCGCAGATGTGTGTGAGGGCGTTGTTGCCCTGCCGCCGGTCTTCGGTGACTGGAATGATGCCTTCACGCAGTACGGCGGGGAGGCCACCCGTAAGGCCATTTACGATGCCATCCGGCCACCGGCTGAAAGCCCGTTCGACACCATGAGCGAAGCAGAGTTTTCCGCCATGAGTACCAGCGAAAAGGCCATGCGTATCTATGAGCATTACGGCGAGGCGCTCGCGGTCGATGCCAACGGCCAGCTTCTGTCCCGCTATGAAAATGGTGTCTGGAAGGTGCTGCCGCCACAGGACTTTGCCCGGGATGTGGCCGGGCTGTTTCAGCGTCTGCGCGCGCCGTTCTCCTCCGGGAAGGTGGCCTCCGTGGTGGACACCCTGAAGCTGATTATTCCGCAGCAGGAAGCCCCCTCCCGCCGCCTGATTGGCTTTCGTAACGGCGTGCTCGACACGCAGAACGGCACGTTCCACCCGCACAGTCCGTCACACTGGATGCGCACCCTGTGCGATGTGGATTTCACCCCGCCGGTGGACGGTGAAACGCTGGAGACCCACGCCCCCGCGTTCTGGCGCTGGCTTGACCGTGCCGCCGGTGGCCGTGCGGAAAAACGCGACGTGATTCTGGCCGCACTGTTTATGGTGCTGGCAAACCGCTACGACTGGCAGCTCTTTCTGGAGGTGACCGGTCCCGGCGGCAGCGGCAAAAGTATCATGGCCGAAATAGCCACCCTGCTGGCCGGTGAGGATAACGCCACGTCGGCCACCATCGAGACGCTGGAATCCCTGCGTGAACGTGCCGCGTTAACTGGCTTCTCACTGATACGCCTGCCGGACCAGGAAAAATGGAGCGGCGAAGGAGCCGGACTCAAGGCCATCACCGGCGGCGATGCGGTGTCCGTTGACCCGAAATACCGGGATGCATACTCCACGCATATCCCGGCGGTAATTCTGGCCGTGAACAATAACCCGATGCGCTTCACCGACCGCAGCGGCGGCGTGTCACGCCGGCGGGTGATTATTCACTTCCCGGAACAGATAGCCCCGCAGGAGCGCGACCCGCAGCTTAAGGACAAAATCACCCGCGAGCTGGCGGTCATCGTGCGTCACCTGATGCAGAAGTTCAGCGACCCGATGCTCGCCCGGTCACTGCTTCAGTCCCAGCAGAACTCAGACGAGGCACTGAACATCAAACGGGATGCCGACCCGACGTTTGATTTTATCGGCTATCTGGAAACCCTGCCGCAGACCAGCGGCATGTATATGGGGAACGCCAGTATCATCCCGCGCAATTACCGTAAATACCTCTATCACGCCTATCTGGCCTACATGGAGGCAAACGGCTACCGGAATGTACTCAGTCTGAAAATGTTCGGGCTGGGGCTGCCGGTGATGCTGAAGGAATACGGACTGAATTACGAGAAGCGCCATACCAAACAGGGGATACAGACCAACCTGACGCTGAAAGAGGAAAGCTACGGCGACTGGCTGCCAAAATGTGACGCCCCTGCAACAACCTGACCCACCTGACCGGCATCTGCCGGTCTTTTTTTTATCCCGACATCCCCCGAAGGTGAACAATCCAGTGTTCACCCTTCACCGTATATTCACCCGTTATCATACTGAAATTAAAAGAGAAAAACGAAAGGTGAACAGTGTGAACAATCAAATCAAAAAAAACTTTTTTCTTCCTGAGTGATTTCAGTACGGGGGATTAATCACCGGTATGAGTCACACCGGCAGAATGCCGGAGGTGAAGAATCGAATGTTCACCCTTCACCCATTATTCACCACCTATCACTCTGAAATAAAAGGAGAAAACAGGAAGGTGAACAGTGTGAACAGTTCTTTCGAAAAAAAAATTTTTATGTGGATAAAAGATGCACTGGTTTGGATCCGAGCTACGGATCCAAACTTACTGATTAAAAATGATTTAACTTTCCGATTTATTGATGGGCTGAAAATAGATTGGTCAGAAAAACAGTGGGGGCACAAAAGGGGGCATATTTCATTGTTGTGTTTTATTATTTGTTTTTTATCATTAAATTATTTTGATGTTTGA